AATAAAATAAAAATTAGTTTAATATAATAAGTTTAATATAATAAATTTAAATAAAAATATATTATATGAATATTTGTAACGTTCCTATATCAATTGGAGAATTATATGATAAGTATACTATTTTACAGATAAAAAAAGAAAAAATAACTAGCGTTGATAAACTATTATTTATTATAAATGAGTTAAAATATTTACAGCCTTTAATAGACAAATTTAATTTAGAATTAGAAATGATAGAAAAAATTAAAAATGTAAATAAAAAACTATGGGAAATAGAAGATAATATAAGAATAAAAGAAGCAAAACAAGAATTTGATGATGAATTTATAAGTTTAGCCAGATTAGTATATAAAACAAATGATGAAAGGCATAACATAAAAACAATTATAAATGCTAAATTTAATTCTGAAATACAAGAAATGAAAAGTTATGCAAAGTATATTTAATTTTTATATGAATAAAATTAATGAAAGATATGTATTAACATATAATTTACATCGCATCTACCTTAATAATTTTATTAAATTTAAGTAGACAACCTTGTGAGGAGTCATTGCTATTTATAAACGGACTAGAATATTCTTTTTTCGGTTTTTTGTTTGGCGCTCTATGTTCATATCCAGTAATTCTCTCTTCTTCAATTGTTTTCCATACTTTTTCCAATTGATTTATATTTTGCTCAAACCAATCACGTTTTCTCAATACAAGAACACAACTAAAAACTTGTAGCTTCCAATAAATAAATTTTAAAAAAGTATAATTGTATTTATCCGTTTGATATAGAGAAATATTATCTTCTTCCCAATCAATAATTTGTTGGGCGGATGTTATATGAAGTGGTTTATAAACGTAAAATGGCTTTCCTTCTTTAGTATGAAAATAAATAATAATACCTTTTTGTTTTCCATCCAAAGAAATTGTTATATCACTCATAGAATCATCTAATAGAGTATCCGCCTCATAGCTATGTCTATCGGCGTATTCTATAAACTTCGTTTCTAAAAAGTCACATTCATCCAAGTCACATACTTCCATTTGGAGCTGCATTTGCACCCAATATTCTTTTTTCGGTATTCCAGTGATTTCTCGACTAACCACATTTTTAATTTCTAACATTCTACCAAAACGGTCTGAATTTTTATCAACAATTATTCCATCTGGAGACGCACCTAAAAAGTTGTATTTTGAATGTCGAATACATCCAAAATCTTCTACCTTGGTGTTGTAATCACGTTCATATAATAAAACAGATAATGGTTCGTATTTTTGTCCCCAATGCATCGGCGTATTTGTATTCACCATTTTGTCGCGGTCTTCATCAATCGTCTTTAAAGGTTGACATTTTTCATAAATGAGCTGGTTTATTGCTGATTGGGACTCAAATGCTTTCCATGCATTGCTTGCAGTAATTAAGTTCCAACGAAACATGTACCACTCTGGCGTTCTTTGTACAGGCTGTGGGATATTTCTTAATCCTTGAATTTTTTGTTCGATAATATCAATATTTTCTTCGCTAACTGCATGTGTTTCAATACTACTATTCTCTATAGACTTATCTGGATGAAAAGTTGTTATAAAAATATGAAATGCTTCTTCTAAAAGGTCATTTAATTCCTCTTCTATATAATCACTTTCAAGAATATAGTCTTCAAATTGAATATAAAACATTTCTTGTATTTCTTCTAAAAGAATCTCGCTAAAATTAGGCTCGGAAATAACAGTAGGATTTTCTTGAATATACTCTTCCATTAAATTGAACGCAGAATCAAATAATTCTAATGCACCTTCCTCTGTAAAAATAGTAGGTTCGTCTTCAAACACTAATGTATCAAGTATATTCTCTAGGTCTTCTAACTCTGAAATAAGCATAGCTATATATACTGTTTGTATGTTTTTAATATAATATTAAACATCATTAAACATTAAAAACATAATTACTTGCTAAAATATAACACTTATATTTTATTTTTCTTCTTCATCTTCATCTGTTTCAGAATCATTCTCATTTTTTGTTGTTTCGTTTAATTTATTTTTTACAGTTCCATATGCTTTTTTTACTGAAAGCGATTTTAATGTAGAAACACGCTTGTCAATATTTTTTAAAGTAAAATGTTTACAGCTTTTTAGATATGTTAATGCAGGTATTTCTTTCACTGTACCGTTCAACTTGTCGTATACAACGTCTTTAACTCTTTGCAGTTTTTTTCTATCTAGACTTTCTTTAAAAAATTCAACTAACAGTTTACATTCATTCTCATCTAAATTCTTTTCTTTTTTATACACTTCTACAAATTCAATTAACTTTTTAGTTTTTGATGTTTTATTTAATTTGCACCAAGGTTCATTGTTGTTATTATTTTTTTCATTTTCCAAAAATTTTTCAAGATTTGACATATCATTTGAAGATTTTGTTTCATGCAATGGATTGCCATTTAAAAGCATAGTCTTATACTTAATATTTTTAAGCTCTTGACATTCTGTATTAACGGATAATTCTTCCATAACTGTTTTATATATTAATATATAAAATTAAGTTTAACTTACTTTCGTAAAACATTAATTTATTGTACAATATTTATATAAGTTAAATATATATTTATATTATATAAATTATATAATATAAGTATTAAATATATTTTGTATTATACTGTTATATGTCAGAAGAAAAAACAATAAGCATTACAGGAACAAATAATAGATATCAAATGAAGAAAATGATTAAAAACCATAAACTCGATAAAGAAGTAAAAAAACGTGTAGTATCAGAAAAATGGTGTTTTTCAGAAGAGTGGTATTCTTATGAATCTCAAATAAATATATTAAATAGTATTGTAAAAAATAACTTTCAACACAACGATGAAGTTACAAAAATAGCCATTCAAGAAATAAGTAAAAAAATATCTAGCTATAAACAACAAGACTCACTTAAAAAACATTATAATGCAGAAAAATTTATAACCATGGGGTCAGTTATTAATAAATTGGTTGAAACGGAACTAAAATGTCGTTATTGTAAATGTGAAATGTTTATCTTATATGATATTTTGAGAGAAATGAAACAGTGGTCTGTTGATAGAATTGATAATGACAAGGGACACAATAATGATAACTACCATATAGCTTGTCTAGATTGTAACTTAAAAAGACGACGCAGGACAGACGAAAAATTTTTGTTTACAAAACAATTAAATATTGTTAAACAAGATTAAAAATAAAAACAAGATAAAAATAAAAATAAAACACAATTAAGTTTATTAATAATATTTAATTCCTATATGAATATTATTAAGAATGGAATGGAAATGGACAAAAAACGAACCTTATGAAAGGTCTAGAAGACTAAAACATATTGCCGAGATGGAAAATCAAGAATTTAGTAAAGAAGTCGAAAAGGACGCATATACATGTGCATTAAACCATGACGAAAATACATGGGATATTTTAAACCAAACTTCTTCAGGAACTGGATTTAAAGTTTCTAATAAGAGAGAAGAACTGGATACTAAAATAGCGGATAGACACTTAGTTCAACAAAGAGGATTTAATCCTTTTTTAGAAGAAAACAATTATGTGAATGATGTTACTATTAGAGACCAATTTTTAAAACCTATTAATACAACGTCCGATAGAGTTTCTACAACAACTGAAAATTAACTTTTTTAAGCCAATGATTTATTACACATCGTATATAACAATCTATTTACGAAATAAGCAATAAAAATATTAAAAAATATAACTAAAGCATGAAGCCCCATTTTGTAATTTAGCAGAGAAGGTTTTCTAATCATTACGATTATTCCAGAAATTAATGTGACAACTAATAAGAAAAAAAAGAAAGCAGTTAGAAAATAAAAGTAAACACATGCATCGCTGTTTAAAGGTCCAAAAATCATATTTTGTAAATTAGACATATATATATTATAATTAGTTTTTAATTTTTATTTTATCATATTTTGAAATTAAAAATATGATAAAATAAAAATTATATAATGCATTATAAACTACTTAAATAATTTACTGAAAATCTTAATTAATGAACGTAAACGCAAACGCAATTTATACCACACAGAATGAATTATTGCTAAATAATTTAATGGATTTTTACAAGGATGAAAAAAACTTAACCAGAATGCTTAAAATAATTACAGGAGAATCGAAAATTTCCCTTAGAATTGTTGATTGGTTTTCTACAAACTATGCTAAAAAATATTATACGTTGTATACAATTCATGACTCCACAGGTCAAATTCGAAGATTTAAAGTGTATTTTGATTATAAGTTGAAGCTAAAGGCGTACTCTAAAAAAAGATTTGACCCTTTTTGCCGTTGGGATAGAATAAGTATCCCATATAAAAATGACACGTGCATTGAAACGACCATTGGACAGTTAAATTTTTTTAAATGGGCAATTGAAAACAATGTTATAAATTTTATCGAAGAAAATTATGAAACCATCGAAAAAGATATGAATTGTCGCAATAGTACATCAAAAAGAAAAGAAAATATTATTGATAATTCTAAAACTAGAAAAAAGAGAGAAGAATTGTCCATTTCTGCAACCAAAAGTATTAAAAAAGAAGATGTTGAAATTGTTGTTCAATTTAATTAAAGGGTTTTCATTTTTATTCAAATATATTTGTATTTTACATATTTAAAAAGTTAAATATTTAAAAATAATTTAAAAGGATTAATAATGGGAAATTCACAATCAACACAAAAAATTAATTATGAAGATGTACAATATAGTATGAATAATTCGCAATCACACTTGCTAATAAATACATTACATGAAAATGAACAAGAATGTCTTATTGTAAATACAACAAATATAAAACAAGAAGAGGCATTAGTTAATAAGCTACTACAAATTGGCAATAAAAACATAAAAATAATAGTTTATGGTCGCAATTGCAACGACGATAAAATATATGTAAAATATAATCAACTTAAGTCTTTAGGGTTCTATAATGTATATATTTATACCGGTGGGTTATTTGAATGGCTAATGTTACAAGATATATACGGTGATAATGAGTTTCCTACAACAAAAAAAGAATTAGATTTTTTAAAGTATAAACCTCACAAAACATTAAACATTCAACTCTTAGAGTATTAGTGATTTTTTATAAAACTCCAATTCTTTCTCTGCTTCTGCATGCTTTTTTAATGATTCATCTTTAGAATAATTGGTTATAAATAAATTATCGCTTTTATACGTTAATACACGAGATTCAAATAATTTTATAGCTCTTTTTAAAGAGTCATAATAGTTTAATTTTTCTACATACATTCCATAAATTATACATCTATCAATATCATATGCTGTTAATAAGTCGGCTTCTCTCACAATATGATAAGCTAATTGATATTCATTTAAGTTGGGGTAGCCGTTAACATTCACTTTAGAATAAGACATCGTTTCTATTATTTTCCCAGTTACTTCTATATCATTAGAGGACATGTTTTCTGACAAAAAAAATTGATATTTTTGTATCCCCTCTTTTTCATCCATATATTTTTTATCGCACATGTCGTGACCAATTGCAGCCATGTAAATTATTTGTTGTTGTTCTTTTAAATAAGGATTTTCAATTAATTCACTTTCATAAATTTTTTTCGCAAAACCATACACTTCCATGCTGTGCTTTAACGCATGTGACTCATCTATTTTGTAGGTGTCGCTTGTTTCAATAACGTAACGAAATGCACTATTAATTAAATTCGTTAAAGATAATATAGTTGGCATAATTTTCATTTAATTATATTTTCATTTTATTTTTAAGTTTTTAATTTAATTGTTAATAAACGCATCAATTTCTTGAATCCATTCATTAAATTGATTTTTATTTTCATAAATATCAATGTTTCCGTTTAAGATTAGTTGGTCTCGACAAATACAATCAAGAGAACTACTGTCTAACATATTATCATGATATTTACTACAGTTTTCTAAATATTCTAACGGAATGTTCGATTCGCCATCTCTAGAACGTTTTACAATTCTAGAGTGACAAATGGTTGGAGACGTTTTCACGTACACCACTTTATGGACTGGGAATTCTTCTGAAAATGTATCAAACCAGCTTAAATAAATTTTATAATTTACTTCTTCAATTTTTTTAGAGTCGTATAACATTTTTGCAAATACCATTTTGTCAGTGTATAAACTTCTCTCTGATATAATAATGTATGGCTTATTATGATGCGATGAATTATTTAAATAAGAATCAATAATTTTTTTTTTAGTATCTTTTAATACCTTTAATCTAGAAACATATGCCATCATTTGGAACGAAAATGAATACTTATCTTGGTCTGCATAAAATTTTTCTAACATTGTTGTCCCATTTTCGTCTGTAATTTTTTCCCAATCGTCAACTGGCTCTTTTAAAAATAAAACGTGGACATCGTCTGCATAATGTTCTTTTAATTTTGCTAATAATGTTGATTTGCCGGAGCCTATGTTGCCGTCAATTGAGATAACTAGAGAATTTATTCCGTTGAAGTTCATTTTGTCCTGTATTATGCAGTTCATTTTATATCTTTTTTATGAATCAATTTTATTATTAATTTTTATTAATAAAAAAAAATGATTAGTAAAATGTACTTAAAGTTAAAAGTATAATATTATATACTTACACCAAAAAATGGATTTAAAACAAAGAAAGCTGAATCGTTCGGAATGGAACTCTATTGAGGTTGCCGTGCCAAAAACAGAGATAGATGTATTAAACCTTATCATTGCAGGATTTGCAGATGTTAACGTTAGAATTAATAATAATTATTCTATCTTTACGTTTTTAAAGATAGAATATAATGAAAAAATGGAAGACCAACTGTACAACAAATATTTGCGAGAAAGAGTTGAAAAAATTGAGTATGAAGTTAAAAGGGTAAATGCTGATTATAAAGTTATGAAAGTTGAAAGCAAGGATAAAATGAATTCTGCCGACAAAATAAGGTTGGAAAGATACGATGAAAACACACTTAAAAAAAATGATATATATGAATTCTTGTTGTTGAACCATATCGAGAAAGTTTTATATTATTACAAAAAATCGGATTGTATAAAGTTATTTACTTTTCACTACTATACACTTTACAAATTAGTTAGAAATAGTATTGTAAAATTAAATCGCCATATTATTGAAATAAGTAAAAGAATATTGAAGTTGTTTGAAGAAAATATTAATATTTCCGTTGTTATTGAAAACGGTGTGCATTTTATTGAGAAAAATGAGAACCTTTTAAAATATGGCGATTTATGTCTTTATGAACATCAAAAAGAAATATTTACTGTCTTTAAAAGTGATACGTCAAAGTTGGTTTTATATATGGCACCAACCGGAACGGGTAAAACGCTTACACCAATTGCTTTGTCTGAAAAGAAAAGAGTAATATTTGTGTGTGCTGCAAGACATGTTGGTTTAGCTTTGGCAAAAGCGGCTATTTCCGTTAATAAAAAGATTGCATTTGCTTTTGGGTGTGCCAGTGCGGATGATATTAGACTTCACTATTTTGCAGCAAAGGTTTTCACAAAAAATAAACGAACTGGTGGAATTGGAAAAGTTGATAATAGTGTTGGTGACAATGTCGAAATAATAATTTGTGATATTAAATCATATTTGCCTGCAATGTATTATATGTTAGCCTTCAATAAAGCGAAGGATATGATAATGTATTGGGATGAACCAACCATTACATTGGATTACAATGAACATGAATTTCATACTACTATTAGAAAAAATTGGAAAGATAACTTAATACCCAATGTCGTATTGTCTTCTGCAACTTTACCAAAGCTGAATGAGCTGACTGAAACTATACCTGATTTCTTAAATAAATTTCCAGGAGCCGAAATTTGCAATATTGTTAGTCACGATTGTAAAAAATCAATACCAATTATTAATAAAGACGGATACGTCGTTTTGCCGCACTATTTAAATGAAGATTATGACGTGATGATTGAGACTGCCAAACATTGTAAAAACTATTTAACCTTGCTTAGATATTTTGATTTGAAAGAGGTGGTTGAGTTTATCTCTTATGTTATTAAAAATAATTTATCAAGCAAAAAAATGGCGATTGAACGGCATTTTGAAACATTAGATGATGTTAACATGACCAATATTAAAATTTATTACGTAGACCTTTTACAAAACATTATTAGAGAGAATTGGAATACCATTTATTTGTATTTTAAAAATAATAGAGTTCCTAGAATTATTGAAAATGATAAAATTGACCCTAAAGGCAACCCAATAACAAAGATGAGAAGTGTTGGGACGTATACTTCACAAAAAAATGAACTTTTGCATGGAAAACCATTAACCAGATTAAGCAGTGAACAAGTGACGTTTCAAACAACGAAACATCCTGAAAATATTAAAGGAACATCTGGTGCTTATGTTAGTACGAAGGATGCGTATACTTTAACAGATGGTCCTACTATATTCATATCAAATGAAATTGAAAAAATTGCAAAGTTTTGTATTCAACAAGCTAACATTCCAGCCGCTGTTATGGATGACATTTTGAAGAAGATTCAGTATAATAATGTGATAAATGAGAGATTGCATTTATTAGAAACAGATGTAGAAATCATTAAAGATGAATTTGATAAAAAAGTGAGGAATGAAGTTTCTGGATTTCACGCTGGAATAAAAGTAAATGGCAGAAATAAATCATCCAAAGATTCTAAAAAAACAAATAGAGAAACTAATGAAGAAATAGAAAATAAGGGAGCAATAGGAAAAATGACAAATGAAATAAATTCACTTAGAGCAATGATTAAGTTGGCTACTTTAAATGATGCATTTGTTCCAAATAAAAAAATGCACTTGGACAAATGGGCTGAGGATTTAGAAACAATTGGTGCATTTACAAGTAACGTCGATGAAACTGTTGTAGGTGATATCATGGCACTCAATGGCGTAGAAAATTCTTGGAAGGTTCTTCTTATGATGGGAATTGGTGTGTTTATAAATCATGAGAACATTACATATACTGAAATTATGAAGCGACTTGCAGATGAACAAAAATTATATATGATTATAGCTTCAAGCGATTATATTTATGGAACCAATTATCAGTTTTGTCACGGTTATTTGAGCAAAGATTTGGATTTAACGCAAGAAAAAATTGTTCAAGCTATGGGTAGAATTGGTAGAAATAATATTCAGCAAACTTATACAATTCGTTTTAGAGATGACCAACAGATTCTTAAATTGTTTACATCTGAGACGGATAAACCTGAAATTATAAATATGAATAAATTGTTTAATACTCGTAAGCTAATTTGGCAGGATAATTGCTATATTGAAATTCAAGATGATGAAGAAGTTATGGATGAGTTTGAGAGTTCCAATGAATACGAAGAAGATGAAGAGGACGAGGAAGAAGATAAGTAGAAAGATGAATACGAGAAAGAGGAATAAAATTACTGTAATTTGAATAAAAAACAGATATATGTTTTTTATTCAACAAAGAACATCATATAGTACTGACTCATTTTAGTAATAGTTTTGTAAAATAAGTATTTGCTTTTGTAAATTATTTTTTTTCAATATACATTACTTCTCTATATCTAGTTGTACCATCATACTTTAATAAATTTGTAATTTTTTCACCATTTTCGTTTATAAAATAATCATACCTTACAGCATTATGACCATAACCGTAATGTTTACTGCTAACATATTTTCCTAAAAAATTTTCAGTATTTTGAATGATGGTTCCTTCCTCATCACACTTTTCAAAATCAACTCCATTACTAGTATTATATTGCGGCGATTTAACACATAATGTTTCGTAATTTTTTCCCACGACGAACTTATTCTCATTTTGAAAAAAAATGTTTTTTGAATCCATTTGTAGTTTTAATTAATAACTAAAATATGTTTAAGTATATTTTTACATATTTTAGGTAAAAATATGTAAAAACGAATTAAAAACATTTAATTTTATCGTCAATGGTTTTAAAATAGCAGTTTTTATACATAATATTTTTATCCAATGACTTTGCAAGCATTTTATCACTAATATGGAGTTGTTTAATGCAATCATATTTATTTGCAAATTCGAAAATTATATTGTTTTTCGAATCACATTGTGCAATTGCATTTTTATATAAAAATGGCGGTCCATTATTTTTTATGATAAATGTTTTTTGTAAGTCACTATTACATTCATTATATAATTTATAATAGAATTCTTTTGATAATGTGAAATTTTGTAATGGGATATCCAGAGCATAGATATATTTATATCCGTTAAAATGACAAGCCGTTTTTCTATCAAAAAAAACATTTATAATTTCTGTTTTTTCTTTATTTATTTGAGCTATATATCCTACACTTTGAGGAGTTGTTTGTTTTGTTGGTAAAATGTTATTAATTATCTTTGGGTCTAATTCTCTATCTACTAGAAGCCACCTGTAACCACAATAACTCGTATTTTCTACAACAGCTTTATTAATACTAGCTATTTTTATGTTAGAGTCTTCTTTCATTAATTCAGACACGCTTTCATATACTTGAATTAATTCTAATGTTTCTGGATTTATTTTTTGCAATCTTGGTTCTAATATTGCACATGATTGATTATAACCATATGTAACTGTTGTTTCTTGAGAGTTAAGATTTTTTTCAAATTCCTGGTTAGTTTCTTGAGTTTTAAGCTTTTTTACAAATTCTTGGTTTGTTTTTTCTAGGTTGTCTACTTTTGTGGATAACAAATGAATTGTTTTGCAGAGGTCACTTAATAAATTATTATTAACACTATTTTCATTTTTTTTTAATTGAAGATACAATAACTCGTTATCTTTTAATAATTCATTAACTTTTAAATTATAAGTTTTAATATTGGATTCAATTAAATTTAAAATTATTTGGTATGTAAAATTTTTAGTTATTAGAAATAAGTCACTTTCTTTTTCATGACCTGTAAGATTATTAACTCTATTTACTCTAATATTTTTTTGATTATGTAAAAAACTTTCAAATTCTTTACTTTTATCTACAGAAAAACAGTCTAATAATAAACATTCTTCATATTTAGATTTATCTTCTGAATATCTATTTTGAATCCCTTTTACACTATGACAAATCTTAACTACATAATTTCCGTTTTCATATGATTTTACCTTTGTGATATAAATTAAAGGTCCTGATTCAGCGTATTCTTTTAATAATAGTTTCTCTTTTTCTACCAATTGTTGATTTGCGAGTTTTTCACTCATTTGTTTATTTTTTGTACTTTCCAATTGTTCTAATTGCAGTTTAAGCTCGTTACTTTCTTCTATTAACACTTCTTGTAAAATTTCCTCTAGTTTAATGAAATATTCGTGAATTTCATCTGCTTTTTTGGTTTCCGCCTTTATGCAAAATAATTTAAATGTTTTTATATTTAACATAATTGTTTCTTTATTGATACTACTTCTTGTGTTATTTGTTTGCTTTGATGGGTGGTAATGCAACAATTTATAGTCAATATTAATTGTAAAATTTTTTTCTAAAACACGTTTTGCGTTTACTTTTTGACTAAAACCTAACCATTGCCAAACATTATCTAAATCAATAACATAATCATTCCTATAATCGTATTTTAAATACCCATAAAAACTAGCTAAAAATATTTGTTGTTCATATTCTGTGAAGTTATTTTTCACCTTTTCAATTATTTTTGACTTGTAATTCCCATTAAATTTTGTAATTGGATTACTTTCGATGAGGTTTACAATATCTACGCTCATTTTATAAATAAATTATAATGTAATCCTTATATTGTTTTTTGCTTTAATATTTAAAACCAATTAATTTAAACATTAAAATATATATAAAAATATGTATAAAAATATGACATTCCGCTCAATTGGAATATGCTAACCCGCCCATACCAGACATAATTCTGAGAACGTTGTAGTTGGTGGCATAGACACGAACCTTGGCAGTCTTTGTGCCTTCAACGGTGGCGTTAGACAAGACCAATTGAAGTGTGGCGTTATCAATGCGCGAGAAGTTGCATGTGCCACTGGGTTGGTGTTCTTCAGGGCGGAGAGCGAATGAGTACACATTGATACCTTCATCAGGTGTTCTGGTGTGGGCTTGGTAAGGTTGGACCCAAGAGAAGTAAGAACCTTCACGCTCAGAGAAGCGGTCTTGGCCGTTAAGTTGGAGCTTAGCGGTAACAACGGGGTTTTGTCCCCAGCAATGCATATCCAAAGAGGTTTCAGAAAGAACGAATGTTCCGGCATCAGAGACACCAGAGTTCTCAAGGTGAGGAGCGGTGGTTCCAGAGGAAAGCACGTTGAGAACAGAGGCAGGAAGACCGGCAGTGTTCAAAGGAACTTGAGGGCCGCCCATGTTGGGTTCGTTGTAAGGGTTTGAAGGTCCGTGCCAATATCCAGTCCAGTTTTGAGGAAAGTATGAATCCATGGCACCAGCGTCTTGAAAGAGACCATTGGCATCAATGTAAGCACGTGAATCAGCAGCAACAGATGCAGGTCCGCCAAAGGCATGGATAGCGTTAGGAAGAGCATCAATAGCATCAGTGTAGTTGAATGGTTGAGCACCGAGAACCTTGAAGAGAAGAGCATCGCAAGTCAAGGAAGAGCAGTAATCAACGTTTTGGTCAGGTTGAACCACCCAGATAAGCTCCTTAACAGGGTGGTTAAAGTTAAGCTTAATTTTGTTAGAAGAAGAACC